AAAAGAACTGAACCTTGGGCGGCTTTGTAAAACCCATATTCATATGAGCGATTTTAAATCAAGATTGGAAACAGAACGTGATGAACTCAAAAAGAAGCTAACGAAGCTAAATGTGTTCAATGAAAGTGAGAAGGTCAATGATATTGATCCAGTTCAAAAATCTTTGCTCATTATTCAGGCTGGCGCGATGTATACCTACCTCGAATGCCTGAATGAGAGATTAGCACGATTGTAAAACAACCTACAAATTAAAAGAATAGAATTGTAATATTGAACTTAAGAGATAACTTTTTCTTTAAGTCTAAGGGGGGGATATAGGTTTTATGTACAACTTTAATTACTTTTGTATTTCTTAAGACACAAGAATATTATGGAAAATGAAATAAATGGTGCAATTCTACAAATCGTAAAGCGTGCAGATAAATGTGATAAAAATACACTTGTTGAAACATTTGTTAATTTGGGTTCATTACTTCCTCTTTTAAAAGGATGTGACAATCATATCTTGTATGGAAGACGTGGTACTGGTAAAACTCATATATTATCCTATTTATGTACTTTATTAGAGAAACAATATGATTGTCCAATTTATATTGATCTGAGAATATTAGGTTCAACTAATAGTATTTACACTAATAATCAATTACCTATTGAACAACGAGTCACAAGATTAGTTATTGATATATTTTCGGAAATTCATGACCAAATAAATTCTTTCATCACTCAAAATGATACAGCGAAAGAACAATATATAGTAGAAGCAGTTCCTATTTTGTCAAAAATATCCGAGGAGCTTAGTCAAATAAGTATTATTGGTGATACAACTGTGGAAAATAGGATAGAAATGGCTAAATCTAACGAACTTGAATTACAAGCAACAATAGGCACCTCAAGTGGATTAGAATTTGGAACATCTAAAAGAAATGAAGATAAAAAAGTTGAACAGATTACACAACATGGAACAACTGTTCGTTATTTGCATTTCCCTTCAATCATGAATCTATTTAAGGATTTATTATCCATTTTTTCTCCCCATAGAATATGGATTATTTTAGATGAATTTTCAGAAATACCATATGATTTACAGCCTTATTTATCAGACATGCTAAGGAGAACTTTAGCACCATTAAATAATATTGTTATAAAAATAGGAGCAATCGAACATCGTACCAATTTAAAAATCCAGATTGACAATAAACAATATATGGGTTTAGAGATTGGCGCGGATATTTACAGTTGCAATCTTGATGACTATATGGTATTTAACAATAATGATGTTCAAACTTTATTCTTTTTTAAAGAATTGCTTTATAGACACATTAATAGTTTATTACCTGATGGAGTAAAATATAATGATTCTACTAAGTTAATATCTGATTTATTTACACAAGAAGCAGCTTTTGAAGAATTAGCTCGTGCTGCAGAAGGTGTTCCTAGAGATGCCTTTAATATATTATCTGTTGCCGTAACAAATGACTTTTATAATAAAGTTTCTGTGCCAAATATTAGACAAGCTGCAAAAAAATGGTACAATCAAGATAAAGAAGCATCGGTAAAATCATACAAGGAAGCACGAAATCTTTTAAATTGGATTATTGATACTGTTATAGGCGAACGTCATGCTAGAGCATTTCTTTTACAAAGTGATGAAAATCATGAATTAATAGATTTTTTATATGATGCTCGTGTTTTGCATATTATCAAACAAAGTGTTTCTAGTAGAGATACGCCTGGGATAAGATATAATGTATACTCTATTGATTATGGGTGTTATGTCGATTTGATAAATACATCTCGTAATCCAAAGGGGTTATTTGAAGTTGAGGATGAAAATGGGGAAAATGATTTTTGCAAAGTCCCGCAAAATGACTATCGCTCAATAAGACGAGCTATATTAAATATGGCTGAGTTTGACAGTCATATACAAAAAATAAATACAAGGTAGTTAAATAGCAATCTTTAAATTCGCAATATATAATAGGGCGGTAATTTTTTACCGCCTTTTATGTTTGAATAATTTTCAGTTCAAACATTTTAGTTCAATAATTCAAATCACGAAAAAATTGAATATAGCTCATGAGTATGAAAGATTATAGGACAAATCCCCAATGTTCTTCAATGTATCAAAGACACAGAAGGAAGAACAGGAAAAATCAAAAATAATCATTTTGGGAGTAAATATAGAAAGGGCGAGGGGAACAGGGGGGCGGATATGTTTTTGACTGGGAAAGAAGGTTATTCAATTGGAAATATGTAATTTTGCGATAAAGAGTTTGTGCCATCATGTCTAAGGGAAGAAACAAAAGATTGATATCGCTGCGCGATGAAACGCTGATACGCCGATATTACTACTGGACGGAGATCGAGCGCCGGCGGTTTGACGATGCCCTGAAGATCCTCTCCGAACAGGAGTTCTTCATCTCGGAAGCCCGCATCATGGCCATCATCCGTCAAAACTGCGACAAACTGACCGATATCGAAGTGAAACCGGTTCCGAAAGTTCGCAAGCCGCGGATCAACGCCCGTCAACTCACGCTCTTCCCCGGTGGATAGCCAGTATCAGGCCGGTTCTTCATCCATGATACATTCGTAGGTACTCTCATACACTTTGATGGCTCCCGGCAATGAATACCAGCGCGACCCGGTGCGTTCCAATTCCGTCGCCTTTTCCGATTCCACATGCCGTACAATCTCATGCAACCGCTTGAACATTGCGATACGTTCCGCCACCTTACCGGCCGTTCCACTCGTGTAATGGGTGTCATCAAAGCAGTCGATGCAGAGCTTCACGATGATCTGGGCCGTTCCACGCTGGTAATCGTCGGTGACTGTCTCCCAATCCACCTTGTCCACGCTGATCAGCACACAGGGGAACGTGACCGGGTAGGTATCTTCGTCGGTCTGCAGTTGCCCGTAATCTTCATCCACTAAAGTCAGTTCAAGCATGCCGTCAGCTACGGCAGTTTGTATCAAATTGAATAATTCTTCCATTCTAAAAGTCTCCTATCAATTTTTTAAGTTCCTTTTCAGTGTATTCGTTTATCTTTTGTTGCAACTCTTTGCTGTGCCCCATGAACTTGCGTTGCGGGATATGTACCCGTGAAGTCTGTTTGGGGGTCAGGGCGAGCCTTTTCCACATCCAATCTGCCGGGTTCATGGCAGACTCTTTGCGTTTGCGCACTTTGGGCGAATCGCCTTTTTTGATTCCGGCGGCTTCGAAGAAACGGTGCCAGGCATAGCGTCTCATGCGTGGGGTGATCCGGTGGGTGACCACTCCTCCGTTGTTGTGGATGGGGGCGTATTTCACCTCGTTCGAGACGATGACCTTACCGGCACCGGCCTTGTAGGTGAATCCGCCATAGAGGTTGTTGCTGCCGCTCAGCAAGGGGGTACGGTTGTAGTAGGCAGCCTTGCCACCCTGTTCCTGCCGGCGTGTCTGTTTCCATTTCTGGACCGAACCGTTATCGCACCAGCCTCCCTCACGGAAGTTGCGCTTGAAATGACTGATCGCCATTTCGCCCACCCGCTTCGGCCATCGGCTGTCGCGGAAAGCAACAAGGGCGGACTTCTTTTGTTCCAGTTTGCGAACTAGTTGGTTTAAATCCATGAGAATTTTGATTGATGAATGATGACTTGTAAATTATATTGTTACCTTTGCAAAAAGAAGAGTGATCGATTGTACTGGGTTGGATTGCATATCCTTCGCTAAAGGCTTTCGGTCACTCTTTCTTTTTTATCTTTTCGACAATGGAATAAAACATTAATTCTCCAGTTTTTAATTCCCGTATTACTACGTAAGAAGGTTCATTGTTGATCTCTATCTTATAATAATGATATCCTTTTACCATTTGGTTATCCTTGACATCCGGATCAAAACGGACATAGTTCCCCTTTTCCAGTAACGATTTGATATACCTTACTGC